CACCAACCCTTCTTTAAAGCGTTTTTGGGTGGGTTAGCGTCAAGGGGTATCCAAAAAGATTTATAAAGACGATAAAGCTGTCTTTACAAATCTTTCTGGACGTCCTCCCCCTGACTTGTGGTTAGGTGGGTGGGATTATTTAAAAATTTAATAGAATGCCTAAAAGACATAGGATTATAAATATTATTAACAATCCAAAAATGAAAATGCCAAATTCTTTAATTAACATTTTCAAATAAGCTGTACCATATCTTTTATGAATATATATTATTGCGTAAACAACTAAACAGGAAACTATAAATTCTAAAGCATTCATTTTCCCTAATTAACCTTTCCGCCCTCATTACTTAGGGCTTTTTCTTCGTATCCGTCATACATCAAATTCTGCGGACTCTTTCCACCCATTGTCAAGACTTGCGGTTTTTCTGATACTGTTTGATTTGCTTCAGTCGTTAATGCTTCATTTTGTTTAGTTTTATATGGATTGAACGGCAAGCCATCTTTAATATAGCTTAAACAGGTTTTTTTACTGATTTCTGCAATCTTAGACCCTTGGTCTGTATAGCAGTTACAGCCATTATCGCTTTTTACGCACGCTGACGGCCAAGGCATGGTTTTAACAGCTTTATTCATTCCGTCATACATCGGCGCTGTTTCTGGCCTGTCTTCTATTCTTGGTTTAAAGTCATCCTCGCTTATGTGAGGTTTCGGCGGTTCTTCTGCCTTTGTTTCTTGTTTCGGGTATTGCCCTAATCCGTCCGTTCCGTCCACCGCTGGAGCGGTTGCCGTACCGTCCGTTTTAGGGCTTTCCGCCAAGGCGGAAAATTCCGTTTTCGGTTTTTCGATCGGGGCGCTGATATCTTTCCAGCTTTGCCATACATAAAAACAGCAGATTAATATCACGCCAAGAACAAAAGGGAATATGAAAACGACTTTACTAAGTTTTGTTTTAATCTTCGTGTGTTCTTCCGCTGACTTGTAAACGCCAAATGCTTTTTTATCAAGTTTATAAACGCTTTTAACGCCATTTGCGACGTCGCTATTAGATTCTGGATTTGCGCACCTTTCCCATTCAATCATACGGCGCACACCCAAACTGGTTTTGCCAATGTGGCAATGGTGGCCTATCAGACTGCGTACATTAACGTCTATTAGGCGCGGATGTTGTGTAAGCAGGAATATATCAATGCCTCTATGACGGTGCGTTTCTAGTTCCGCGACAAAATCAGGAACTTTTGAACCGCTTGGCCGTGGCCTAAATACGCGCTGGCATTCGTCAATAACAAGTATTGCGCCAGTGGGCGCCCATTTGTGCCAAGTCTGCATACTTTCGCCTTCTGGAATAGGCAGGTTAGGAATAATTTTTTCATTTACTTCGGGAATGCCGTCAAGATATAGCGGACGGTTTTTTAAATCTGACCTATTCATAAGGTCTGAAATCATTTTTAGGGTTTTACCCGAACCTGGAACACCTGTAATCAAATAAAGCATAATTTACCCTTTTATTTACTTGCCATTATCGCTGACAGTTTGGACATTGTTTTTAACGAAGCTATAAATGTGAATGTACCGAAAATCCAGTTTAGACAAACCCCTATGCCTAAAATGTAAAGCACTTGCAGGGAATCCTCTGTCAAACCGCCTACTTGTTGGGATACGGCCTGCATAAGCTGATTTTGAAGGGCGTCTAAACCTACATAAGTTATAAAACTTAGTCCTACGGCTGACATAATTTTTCCTGCAACAGTCGTTAATACGCTGGTTAATAACTTTGCCCACATATCACAATTCCTTTACTGCTGCATAAGCAGCCCAACCACAGCTAATAATGGTTACTAAAATTAAAATTGGCCTGATTTTTGAAGCTATGTAGCAAACGTTTTCATAGCTCATTTCAAAAGTACCTAAAATACCCATGTCAAATGTTTTGGGAGATGGGCAAACGCCGTCTGTTTTAAAGGTGTCAGTTGGTTTTATTGAGCCTATATCGATCGTATTTTGGGGAACTTCAGGTTCTTGCGCTTCAACCTCGCCCATATCTGCACACGCTGCGATGTTTGGAAACAGCGAACAAAGGCCATTTTCTTGCTGTCTTGGCGTTTGTTGATTGTTTGGACTATTCGGACTGTTCGGCTCATTCGGTGTATTGGGAGAATTAGGGCTATTTGGTGCGTTTGGCGTGTCCGGACTCTCCTGTCTGCTCGGTGTTGTCTTTTCGGGCTTATTCGGTGCTTCTGGGCTGTTTGGCTTTAAATCTGGACGTGGTACATAATCAACGCCTACAGTGCCGTCTGTATTCATTTTGAATCTTGTTTGTTGTGGGGTACTGCTGCCTTCAGGGGTATATGGCGCACTAAGTGCGGTATCAGGGCTAAATGTGCTTGGCTCGGCAGATTGATTCATAACGCCCATTTTTGCCAGTTGGTTCATCAGCTCGGCATGGTTTGTCTGATTGTTTTCTAACATGCGTTTTAAGATGTCTAACATTTCTTTTTGTGTCAGCATGAAATCTTCAGGTTTTACTTGGCTTTGATTTTGTGCAATTTTCTTTTCTTCGGACTTGGGAACTGTACCTTCTTTATATGAGGTCCATCTAACATAAACATGCTTATCAGACGGCGTACTTACTTTAATTTGTGATGGAGAGGCGGATTTACCTATATCAATATTGTAGGATGAAACAAATTTGCCCATATAAGCAGGCGCATGGTCTAAAGTATTATCATCAGATCCACTCAATCTATAACCATCTGGAGCATAAAAAACATAGTTTGAATATGACCCATCGACTTCTACTATTAATTGATATTTCAATAATCCTTTCTTTTTTGCTTCTTCGTCTTTCTTCTGTTCTTCTTTCTTTTGTTGGTCTTGTTGTTGCGCTTTTTGTGCTGCTTCTGCTGCTTTTTTAGCTGCTGCTTGTGCTACTGCTTTTTGATAGTTGCCTTCGGCTTCTGCTTGGCGTTGGCCTGCATAAAATCTTTCTGCTGCATCTCTAAATTGTTGCGGTGATGGATTATTTACTAACCCTAAAGAACGCCCTAAATTCACAATTGATTCAGGCAATCCGCCAAATAGGTTATTTCCGAAATCTCCTAAAGCAAGTACCGAACCTTCAAAAGCTGACTGATAATTTCCAGCTCTTAACTGCGTTGCTACATATGAGCCATTTTTACTTAACGCATTTGCAATTGATGAGCCAAACCATACACCGGTAGCAGTTTTTTGAATCGCACTTGTACCGACTCTTTGATTAACAGTGGTATTCATCGTGCCAGTTTCGCCATATCGACCTGTAACCGTTACATTTTTTCCCTGGCTACCATTAATATTTCCACCATTTTTAGTTACTGTCGGTTTGCCGTTGTTTTGTACATCAACTTTCCAAATGCCTGTTTTTGGATCGTAACCACGACGTTGCAAGGCTTGGTCACTTGGGAAACCTGCGTTTTGATGTTGTGCCGGCGGAGGAAGGCCGACCTCTGCAAAAGCTGTTAAAGGACTTAAAACTTGAGTGCCAAAACATACAAGCACAAGCAGGCGACTGCGTAGGGCAAAACGCCGAGAATAAAATAAACTTCTGGTATCATTCATTTTTCCTTTTCCCTTTTATTCATCATTTTTCATATTGGCCAGTTTTACGACTTTTAAGCAGACTACGACAATAAATAAACCTATAAAAGCAAATAGCATAGACTGTCCCAACTCTCTACCCTGATCATAAAAATCTTGATTATTGCACTGCGGAAAGTTGAGCTTTACTTGGCTTCCGTGATATTCCCATGCCGAACCAATAAAGACAGGGTGTTTTAACACCCCGTCTTTATCGATTGTCGGTATGACTTGGGACATCACATGATTTTGAGCTTCTATCTGCGTGCCATAACAGATTTGGCCTACTCGATATCCCATATCAAACCTTATGCTTTATTGATTACGCGTTTTGCAACTGAAATAGTTGCAATCACAACGGCCAAACCAACTACGACTGCGCCAAATGCGATAATGCCTGTTTTCAGAGCGCCGATTTCTGTGGAGGCGGTATCAAGCAAGTTTGTATCAGCCATAGCCAGAGCAGACAGGGCAGAAACGGCAACAGTTGCCAGGGCGTACTTCGCCTTGTTTTTCAGATTTTGGAATTTCATTTTGTTTTCCTTTAGTTAATGTTGAAAAAAAGTTTTGCGGTGTTTCGGGGTCAATTCAAGGCACACCGCAAAGCCTTGAATCTTGTTTATGCTTCGTCTGAAAAATAGATGTTGTCTTTAAATGCGCGTGGGAATACTTGCATTGAAACAATTTGCTGTGGCTTATAGCCTTCATATTTTTCAGGGTGTTTGGTGCGAACTTCGCAAAGGCGCGTTTCAGTTTCGCTACGGATAATCAGGCCGACATAATGTGTCTTGGTAAATGTGCCGTCTTGGTTTTTGCGTTCACGCGTGAACATTCGATCAAATGATGCAATAACAAAAATACCTTGTCGGCGTTCGGTTTCTTGAGACATGATGTTTTTCCTTTCTTTAAGGTCAGTTTTGCTGGTATTCAACGGTTCGGGGGCGGGACGGGAGGGGCGCTCACACACGGCTTGCGCCGTTCTCCTTGCTTCGCAAGTGCGGTTTCGCGCCCATCCCGCCCCCGAACCAAAATCAACGATTGCTTGTTTCGCTACATATTGATGATGGTTTCTCGGTTGTAAAACGCCCATTTCGGGCTAATGAGGCTGGATAAAATACGGTTGTAATTTTCTTCTGTAATGGCTTTGAGTTCTCTGTTAAATTCATGTTTTGCATACTGTTTTAAATATGGCTCAATGCAGATAATCCATTGCTGGAGCTTCTCGCGCCACAGGCGCGAACCAGCACTTACAAACGAAAAATTGCTGTTTGCAATCTTCCACAGACTTTTTTTATCGATGGTTGTACGAATTAGGCGATAGCCTTTGTCTTCAGGAAGTCTGCTGTTAATGTGTTTTGAAATGTACTTGGCCACATATCTTGCCAAGCCTTTACTGTTGGTCTTTACCGGCAACAGTTCGGAACGGCCGAAACCGTATTTATCCATGTTTTCACGAAGGATTTGCCAAAGCTGACGAAGTGCTTTGTTTGCTGATGTGTAGTTTCGGGCTTGAATTTGCTTAAAATTCAGGCCACGTCTTATATCTTCGCGTGTATTAACAATCAGATGAAAATGAATACGACCGCTTTTCATGCGCTCATATACGCAGATGTAGTGTTCAAAATGTTTTTTCAGGAAATTGGTGCGTAAGCTGTGGAAACGGCGTTGTGCTTCTTTCACTTCTTGAACGTCATCCGAAAATGTCAAAGTCAAAAAGCCAACATGGTTAAGGCCGAATGTTTCAATGAATTGATGTACATTCATTTCCAAAGCGCATGATGATTTTTTGTGTGATGTTGAAAACTCGTTAAATTCGGGTTTGTATTCGTTCGGAAGGAATTTTTCATAACCAATCGGCATTTGCTTTGCATTGTTTTTATTAAGGTTTTCTGTCTCAATGCAGTTGTTACTATTTAGACAAGGAACAGCGCGTTCCGCGCTGCGCGAAGCGGAACGGTTCATAATTGCACCTCCGCCATCAGTGCGGATACGCTTAATTGACCGTATAAATCGGCTTCGCCGTAAGTGATTTGGGGATTGTTGGGATTGCGGATAGGAAAAGCTTTGGTTTCCAAGCAATCGATGGTTCCGCAGGTCTCGGAAAACAGGCGGAAGATGTAGGCAACGGGATTTTTTTCGGGTTGCGGTGTAATTGTGTAGTAGGCAAATTTTGACAT